CTTCATCGCTAGTGATCTTCACATACTTGCGGCCAATATTTAAGGTAAGTTCACTTGCGAACTTTTCGGCTCTCTCCATGTTTCCATGCTCAGAGCGAGCAGTCCAATCGCGCATGTCATCAGCGATAGCAGTAACAAGGTTCTCAATAGCAGCGTTAAAATCAGTCATAATCATCTCTCTTCTCATTCTTAGTTAATACGGGTATTATACGCCTATTCAACAAAGAAGTAAAGGGATTAGCCATTTATTTAATCAATACCGATCATTTCTCAAACTTATGACGATGGAACTCATCCAGAAGGAAATCCTCATACTCCTCAAGATAATCGTCAAATGGTATATCAGCTTCACGATATGCCCTTCTTTCTCGATTAGCTTCCATCCAAAGTTGCCGGCTGAACTTTCTGAACTCAACTATCATGCTCATGCTTATCTCCTCTTGCCCGTGCGGGGATCGTTTGATTCATCTCTCGTCAACACGACGAGGTTTCCTTTATTGTATGCTTGACCTATGACTAGGTTAGGACTGTTGACATAGAACCGCTTGGAAGGCTCTGTGTTACCTCCAGTAGCGTTATTTGATGGGTATTCTCGAGTCTCTCTGACGTATCCAGTATTGGCAGTCAGCTCTTTAAATGCGAGGGGTTTGGTTGAACTCTTACGAGTGAAGAGTCCTTCGTTTTGCTTCTCTAGTTCTTTAGCTCTGGCTTGGCTCGCCGCGAAAGCAGTTCTTCTTTGCGCTAAAGCTTTTCGGTTGGACATTTGCAATGCTCGCCTGGACATAATATCACCTCAATCTAAAGGTTAATTATACTACAGTCCAGGAAGAATGTAAAGCTTTATTTCAGTTATCTTTCGATTTGTGAGAGCTAATGTTGCCTTCATCGTCAACGTCGATGAGGTCAGCCTGCGCCAGAGTATTGAGTACTGATTCAACAGTATCCTCTACGGCGCTATCGGCTCCAGCATTATAAGAGAAGTATGCGCAAGCAGCAATAGTTCCCATGAAGATGATCATCCATTCTATGGACATGTGCGGTTCCTTAATGGTGGGTTCGTCTTATATTTAGTGTTCGAGGTTCTGGAGGAAGGTCGACACCGGCATACCTACAACATTATCAGCGTCGACTTTCTTTGTAGCAGTACCATCGGGGATAACCATGACGAATGTGGTCTGATCATATTTCCGAGCAAACCACTCAAAGTATTTGATTCGGTAGAAGTTATCACTCTCGTGGGCGTGAGTCTCCGGCCCATAGTTAGCGGTATCTTTATATACATTGGCAACTGAAGCCGAACCCTCTAGGATAAAATCAAAGCCAAGGCAATACAGGATATTATGATCTCGCCGAACTGCCTCCAACATAGCATTCATCCCAGCATTCGAACGTCTCCTCTGGAATGGATTATACTCCGCCGATTCATACTGCTCTTCTTCAGGGGGGAATATCGCCTCAGACTTACAAACGCCTATCCTGACGCTTGCATCAATCTCATCAATCATACCATCATCAATTGCGACTAGGTAATCCAATCCCTGGAAGTCTCTGTACAACGCATTGCACCCAAACGTCTTTCCGAAACTGCTTAAACTATTCAAGTCTATCTGATTGCGGCTCGGGCCATTACCTATTATGAACGCTATGCTCGCTTCCATCTATTTCATCCCAATCTTCATTCTCAATTGAATTCTCAAGAGCAACCTTGAAGTTGTGCCTGGATTCTTTCTTCAGGCGTTTCTTCGAAGCAAAGTCTTCATTCTCTTCGGTATACTGTTTAAATCGCTTTTTAATTTTACTGCCCATAAGGATCTATCTTCCTTTCACCAGTTGGCTGACATGTTCGGGAATGCCTCGGCGACTAGATTGCGAGTCAACCCTTTATACGGCAGCTTGCCGTCTTTCATCCCAAGAACAACGAGCGCGTCCCTCGGATCAATCACTTCAAGCAAGTTGATGAACAAGAGCTCACGCTTTGCTTGCTTCAAATTACGTTGTGTGTCGGTTGGCCCTGCTACGAACAGATATATCTTCTTCAACTCAGAGATCAATCGGGCTTCCTGATCAGCGTTCGCCGGCAATGGTGTGTAAGGAGGGTTCGTCTCCGGCAACAACCATATAACTCCTGGATCATATGTGTAACCAAGAACAGTCTTCAAGGCTGCGCTGCTGTATTTGTGTAACACTGCGATCTTTTCCTTCTTGGTCCTAGCCTTGTCCACTTGTTCAAAGATCTCATGGAAGGTGTTGTATTTCTTACTGCTCATATCATTTCCTCACGAAGATGCGCCAGCACTTCTGATTCAGTTTCAATTACCACTCGTGCGCCGCACGATAAAATGGGTTTATCAGTTTCAGAATATCTCAGCACGCTTGGCCCAAGTATTTCCACACTATGACAGTATTTATTACTTTTGCCTTCTTTGATTGTGATGACAGGCTCGTCAGTTCCATTCTTTAAATTAGCCCGAATCTTATGCTGATTCACGTGGATATACTTCTTAGCCATTATGATGCCATCTCAACAACAACTGCTTTATAACCGCCAACGGTGGTGTAATACTCCATAGCGGCAAGCGCTGATTTCAAGTCAGAGTATTCTCCCAATCTTCGATCAGCACTTGATACATAATACATCATAGATACTTCACTCCTATCCAATTAGCAACTTTAGTTTTTAGCCAAGTCTTGTTTTCTACTTTAATACTGAGTCCTGTATTGTCTATCCTCGTCGCCTCATATCCGTCACAATTACTCACAGTAATATACGATCCAATATTATAAGTTCCATCATTAATATTAATATTACATGTATTTAGACCGCTAGGCAGTACTTGTTTGTTCGACATATTCTCAGGAACATCTAAGTTGAGACTCAATTGCTCTGAGAATCTATCGCGTAAATCTAAGGTTTGTTGGTGCATTAGAAGTCGCCAATATGTTCAATGAGGTTCTTCAACTTAAACTTGATGAAGTAATTCAAAAGGCCACGCTTCTTGGCAGGTTCATATGACTCATACGCTGCGACGATCTTTGACTGAAGTTCTGACGGCACCATATCAAGGTCAACAAGCAGTTCGTTTCTCTTGTAGTTCCGTAGCATGTTCTCATCACAAAAGTCTTTAGGATCTTTATCAATCCAAGCTTCAACCTTCTTAGTAGCGAGCGCCTTTTGCCTTTCGCCCGTCATAATACAACTATCAGAAGAAAGAAAATTTGGGATACCATCCCCTCGATCCCCGCGCATGATATGCTCTTTAAGAAATCTTCTCGCATCTGTAATGCGGATGAATTTTTTTAGAACAGGACTATACTGATCAACGTTGGCAAATTTCTGAAGCTGACCAAAGTCCTTGTCACCTGACAGCACGAGGATTCGCTCAGTCGTAGCATTATTCAGATACGCACCAAAGCGATTAGTGATTACTCCGATGATGTCATCCGCCTCTGCTTGCTCGACTTGGACTACGCGATATGGGAAGTACTCCTTCAGTTCTTCGCGAATGCGATTGAGTGAAGTAAAGACTTCCGTCCAGTCGATCGTAGACTTCTCGCGGTCTTTCTTGCGGTGTCCCTTGTAGTAAGGGAAAACATCCTTGCGCCAGTAGTTGCGGTCATCACAACATATGACAAGCTCGCCATAGTCTTGAGTGAACTTTGACTTATAGCTGCGGATACTGTTCAGCACCATGTGCCGTACGAGTCCCTCGTCGAAAGCTTGGCCGCTCATCCCCAACTGTTTCATCATGTTAGAGATCATTACCTGATTGAGATCTAAGAGAATCATTATGTACTACTCATATTTAATTAGATATACTATTATATATTATAACCAGTGGAAAGTAAAGCTTTATGTGCTCTCATTCCTCATCATCATCAGCTGGGCCGCTCGAATACTTAATAGAGGGGCCATTATCAAAATTCCACACACCTTCAATCATATCAGTCTCTGGGTCGTAGCTGACGTCGATCATAGTATCTGCCACTTGCTGTATGAAGTGATCAGTACTGCGACTGCGATACACCAGAGAACGCAATGACTCAGTCATGAAGATGAAGTCACGGCTGAACTCAACGCTATCGTCCCCAAGCTCAAGCTCCTCCATCTGTTCAAGTACTGATCCGATCCATCCTTCCACGATATCTTCGGTCTCTTGGTTGTACTCGCTAAATTCTTCAACGGCTGGCTCCACGACAGCGTCTCGCGCCTTGAGTCTACTCGTCATATCAAGTACCTTGCTCATAAGAATTCCTCTAGTGACGATTCAGGTTCAGGTTCAGGGTGATACTCTGGCTTACCACCACGCTCTTCAGATACGCCATACACATAACCGAGGTCTGGATAGAAAACACCATAAGTTCTTTTAGGATCGCCATTCGCTTCATAGGCTAGTGTAGTACAGATTTGATTCATGCGTAGCGTACCGTGCTCTCCATAGAAACCGTCCGTCCATACGCTGTCTTCAAGGTAGCGTTGCATCTGGCGTGCGTATCCTTCGGCCCGAGCGACCTTCGCCTCAGATCCCTTTATTCCGTTGCGTAGATTCTTGCGCTCCTCAGAGATGATGACGCGCTGAGTCTTGATCCAGTCTTTAACTCGATCCATTGATAGCGGGTCGTCCTTGTCCAAGGCGAGTACTGTCGGGTGGATGTTTTTGTATTCTGGTGGATTATCCTTTGCTCGCTTCTCTCGTGCTAATCGCAGACGCTCAGTCGCTGCCGCCTTCTGCTCAGCTGTCATAGGCTTTCGCGGTTTGCGTATCTTCTTTCGTTCGTATGCTTTAACTTCTTTAGCCATGATCTAATTCCTATATGGATAATTGTTGCTTTTTGAATTGGGTGGTCAGTTCCTTTCTGTGGGCAGCGCCCATGAACCTGCCAACCAGAGTTAAGAGGCACCGGCGATAAGCCTGCCCATGGTGCATGTGTCCTAGAGTGTGAGCAAGCTCGTGTAGCAGCGTGTAAAGATTCATTCCGGTATCCGTGTTAAGGTACACAGCTGTCCCGTCGGTCTGGCCTTGATACTCCTGATTATTCTGGGCCATCTCGTTGACGGTCGGATAACCGCTAAACATCCGGCTGAAG